TGGATTGGTTGTTATTTCTATTCTTTTAATTGCATTGATAGTGTTTGATATTTTGTCTTTTATTGTTTCAAACATATCACCAATTAGGGTTGCACCCGCTCCTTTATCTTTGTTTAAATATCCTACTATTGTATCGTTCGGATTGATTTTTATTACTTGGTTGCCCTTTATTATGAAATCATCAACCTGTCTCAATGTCCCCCTTGAGGTTACTTTATAAGTTCTACCATATCTATCTGTTATTTCCTCACCAGGAGTTCGATACCCCCCACCACCGGTTGCTACAAAAAATCTAGTTGTAACTTCTCTGGTTTTTTCTACCCCACCCATTATGTTTGGTAAATTGTTTATGCTGTCATCAACTCTAAGTAAACTATTGTTTATTGTAGTTAGATTGTTTTCTGTAGTGCCAGCAAAATCTTCTATTTCTTTTGTGTTTAGTCCTAATTTGTTTTTGATTGTATCTTCTACTTTTTCCATTACTTTTTTTGCATCGTCTAATAAACTTAATTTGGATACTAATTTATCGTTGTTTGTTTCCATTTGAGACATTAGTGTGTTGATTGTTTCATCTGTGAGTTCTTCTGGTTTTGTAATGCCCCATCTCCGTAATATCCCTGCGACCGCTGGTATTTCCTCCAATGCGCCGATAATGGCTCTAAAGGCTTTTATTACCGCCTGTTTTAATTTGAGTCCAGCCCAATATATTTTTTCGGAAATGTATGTCCCTACTCTTATGGCTAATTCCCATACGATAAATGCAAATGCGGCATATACTACAGGTCCAGCCTTTGCTATCTGTGCTATAAATTTAGTCACTGCACCCAAAAGTTGAACTGCGCCCCGCAACAAAATTCTTATTATGAAAGAAAATGCCCTTCCAATACCAGAAAGAATCGTCCTTCCTATATTTATTATTGCACCCAGGAGTCTGCTTACTCCCCCCATCATAAACCTTACAACAGAGGAAAAAATCCTTCCAATGCCGGACACTATACTTTTTATAACGCTTACAAAATAATTTAATAATCGAACCCACCTTTCCGGTAAAAGCCGCATGATTTGGGAAAATACAATCCTAATGCCGGATGAAACTATTTTTCCTGCTTTTATTAATACCCCAAAAAAGCCAGTTGCGCCCCTTATTAAAAGTTTTGCCACAAAGACAAATGCCTTGAAAATACGACTATTAATAACCGCAAAGGTGGTTGCAATCATGCCCACAACCAGAGTTATTGTTCTCAAAACACCCCATATTTTATTTTCTCCCTCTGGGAATAGTACTTCCTTCCAACCAGTAAAAATGGTTTTAAGCAACTCACCAAATGTGGCTTTGCCCTGCGTCCAATCAAAAAATTTAATACCAATCTCTAAGAATTTTAAAAATATCGGATACAAAACTTTAAAAAACAACAGTGCAAAGGGGGTTACAAACACTAATATTATAGTATTTAGCATATTGACTATTGCCTTCATGGGGCCTGTGGTTAAAAATGCCAATCCAACGCTTATTATCCCCATTGTTTTTGAAATACTCTTGAGGGTGTCCCACATGCCCCGCCAGGTCTTTTTTGTGTCTTTTCCTAATACCCCCTCTGGTGATATTTTTGCTTCAGCACCCTCTCTTGCTTCGATAAACCGTTTTGCACTCTTACCATAGAGAGCCAAATTTGCTCCCATGCCTTCAAGCATGTGCATTACTCTTGCAATGTTTTCGCCGATGTATCTTAACCACACAGACTGGTTTTGGTATATTTTCGATAAAAGATTTATCTGGGCACTAAAGTTTCTATTCCGGCGGTCGTCATTTTTAGCTCTCAGAGTGTTGAGTGCCTCTGATATATTGTTTGCCTTTTCTATTTGTTCACCTATACGCTTTAATATTCTATCAGAGGTATTACTACTAAGAACCCGGTGTATGTCTTCTAATGTTTTACCAACACTTGTTTCGTACGCTTTTTTTACCATTCAATCCCCATTTAATGCAAGTTGTATGCCCAAAGCGAGTTCGGTTGGAATAATGTACTTTCTATGATGAAGAAGATATGTGTATAATTCCGTCACCTCTTCCATAGTCATGTTTTCTATTTCTGATTTTCTTATGCCCCGTAGCATTAATTCCCACATCATCGCCCTGTGTTGGTGGCTCTGTGGAATTTCTTTCGTATTATAGATTCTTTCTAATATCTCTTTTTTTTTGTAGATACAGACGAATAGTCCTGTATCACTTCATATAGCCACTCACCCAGATACGAATCCAAATCTTCAACATTCACCTCTTCGCCATTTATGCTTACAAGACCATATTTGACTGTATCCATCATAGCCGCTTCGATTTGGGGGTTGCCGACCGTTACATTCCCTCGAAGTTTTATGTTTGCTGTCCGGTCATATATTTTACATTGTTCTCTAAATGTAAGCCTTCGGATGGTTATTTCAGCCCCTTCGCCATAATCTTCTATGATTCTTTCATAGACATTGGCTTGTTGATATAGTTCGTCAAGTTCTTTATCTAATCCAGGCTGGTCTTGTTTGGACTTTATTTCACTTATTGTTTTTTCCAGTTCGTCCTTTATTACTATCTTTTTTGTCTTCATTTATGTCCTCCACTTTTTTAGTTTTAGGTGTTAATATTTTAACATACCTAATGTCCTGTTTTAACTCTTTAATGTCTTTGGGTTCATCTACTTCTACTATGTCCCCAGGACGGGTAAAAACAGTCCTCCCGCTGGGAAGTATTTTTTTAACCCTCCTTTTGGCTATAAATTTCATTGTTTACACCCACACTGAGTTTGTATCCATCTTTAGGGTTTTTGTCATCCCTGATACTGTTGCCTTGATTACCTCATTTGGAACCCAACCTTGCCCATAGGTGTCAAATTTAACACCGTCTAATTTGAATCCAAGTTCATTTGAGCTGGTGTCATAGTCATTAAACTCAAACACAACATTAAAGTCGCCCCAATTAGTAGTAGCAGGACTGGCGGTTGTGCTATCACCAGTAAGCACCCACTCCATTAACTTATCATCGGGATCAAATATTACCTCCATTTTTACATCAAATTCGTGTTGTTTGTAAATCCCCGCCTGAATGGTTCTACTGCCAAGTCCATGGATTCCTTCTGCATTTGTGTTATGGCTAATTTCAAAATTCTGCACAATACCTACTGGGGTGGTGTTTCCACCAATATACACTTCACCTTGTGCGAAAGTCAATGGCGCATTGTTGTTTGCAAAATTATCCCCACCAACAGACCAATCACCTAATGATGTTATATTGCTATCCGCCAAAACATCTTGATAAACTCCAGACATTTTGCCCTTGACTACTTCACCCACAGCAGCTGTTAGGGTGGCGTTTTGTGGTAAACAACCAGTAAAAACAAATCGTCTATCCAACCCACCACCAGATGGGTCTAATACATTTGACACAATTGTTGCACTTCTGGTTTTTGTGCTAACTGTCCAAACTGTTGCTGATGTCGTTCGATTTAAATAAAGATTCTTTAACCAATCAAGCCTATCAACCATAAAATCTACATTCCATGTTCCCTCGAATTTTGTTGGTACAAGAGCCTGTGCTGTGTTTTGTCCTATGCCATGTATTCTTTGTATGTTGTTTTTGGCTTCATAATTGAATGTCTCCCCCACACCAAATTGGCTGTTGGTGGTGACTAATGTACCAAATGTCGATTCAATACCATATTCAATTCTTACATTTGCACCTGAAAATATTGCCATACTATCACCTCGTTACAATCCACTTCTGTCTATTTTTTGAGCAAAGTGGATTACATCTATTTCATACACCCCATGGAAGAAATTTACTTTTTTGTTTGTTAAATCCTCCCAACTTACTGGTACTATTAATTGCCACGGCCTGGGTTTATATTGTGAATCTGCACTTCCATCACTCATACCCAAAGTCCTTCGCACTTCGTTTTTTATTGCATACAGTAAAGCCCGTCCGTCTCCGTTTGGCTCTGGTTGTTTTATACATCTTATGTCTATCCTGAGCCGGGTTCGCACCTCTTCAGCTGGATACCCCACACCAAGAGGGGTTATGTCCTCCCCCAATTGGTAGAGAAACACATAATCCTTTCTCGCATAGTCATTTCTAATTGGCGGGTCAAATATATTTTTTATTATCGGCATCCTATCATAAGTATTGGTTGTCTTCCAATTATTACTCATGTGAGATGCTATTAGGGTTAATACATCCCTTTCATGTGTAGTTGCCATTTTTTACCTCTTGCCCGACTGACTTACTGACGAGAATAGTATTATGGGCTCTTCTTATTAATATATGGCATCCGTTTTATTTAAACTTATCTCCGCACCCAGATTAATTCCTGTCTGCGGTCTAATATTTTGTAGGCTTTCTCATACCACCACTCGGCTTTGTTTTGTAGTGCTACTCTATCTGTGCCATCTATTACAAATTGGGTGGTGTCTTGCTGAAGCACCAAATTGGCAGCTGTTAAAAACCTACATGCCCGCTGGATGTCTCTGGGCACATGAGATATAACCGTCACAACTGTTGCACCAGTTTCATCATAAACTGGCTGTGAGTTTAACCTATAACGATAAGTTACTTTTACTCCTTTTTCCCATGACCAAGGCCATTTTTCGTAAAAATAAATTATTCCTTCTTCATAGTTTACCCAAAAATCGTTTCCACGGCCCTCGTTCCAGTTGCCTAATACTTCAGTATATGAGTCCCCTGTATCATAATTAAAAACTTGAATAGAATCTCCAAGACTTTTTCTAAAAGGAAGCACATATTTGTGATTAAGTGGCACACCTATACCGGAACCCCACCGCCAAAGTTCTGTAATTGTGTGGTATTCGTTAACAACCCTTCTTGGTCTCCAAGACGACTTACAATAGTAATCAATCTCTGACTCACTCTCTAAAATGGCTTCTTTTATGTCATCCGCCCATGGAAAGGTGTCATCTATATCATTTACGCCTGTGCTATCCTCAAAATACTCCCCACTTGTGCTATCATGTCCCAAAGTTCGGGCCACTTGTCCCACCGTGCAGTATGTCGGTTGTAATGAGTCTATTCCAAACGGAACATCATATCCACCCATTTTTACCTCCTATACTGTGCTTATTTCTTTGGCGGCGACAAGAATTATAATAAACCTTATGAGTTCAATGATTATTTTAAACAAAATCGGATTGTCAGAATCAAATTTTCTAATTTCATATTCTAAATTGTCTATGTCCTGATAGACTCTTTCAAACCTAGAATCCACTTCATACCTACAATCCGTCTGGTTTTTCCGGCATACTTCTGGTATATTTTTATACCCCTCTAAAATTGATGTAAATTCTTCGGAAAGGTGCTTCACACGCTCATCAAGACGGATAATAAGTTCTTTACTCCCATTTTCCAAATCCATCTAAACGAGCCTCTTCCAGCTTTCTTTCCATCTCATCAATTCTACGAGATATTCTGTGTAAAATTTCTATACTCGAAACCTCATCATCCATAAATAAGCACCGCTTTGCCAAATCCACCCTTTGCATGTATTACATCAAAATCATAAACGGTGTTGATTGTTAGTCCATTAAACATGCTGGATAAAATAGTAATTATCGTGTCCTCTGTGCCATTTCTGGCATAAGGATATGTGGCACTTGTTTGTTTTATGTCTGTACCCAAATCTGTTATGTTGGCCGTTGCTACTTTAAATGGTCCAGCCATTTCTTTCCCTCTTTAAAATAAAAAAGGTGGTATTAAACCACCTATGCTTGCGGCTCACCCAATATGGTGTAATTAAAGTATACCGCCCACTTGGCATTGGTTGCACCGGTTATGGATACGGTCTTTGCAACCCCATCGCATACATGGTACTTGCGCCCATCACCTTGAGAAGCGGCGGTTGGAACAGTCAGAAATGCACCATAAGAGTTGTTGCTCTGCCTATGTCCGGTAATGGGTAGAAATGTGGTTCTGTTTGAACTCCCCGGACCATATGGATAGGCAACGGTAGCCGACACGATAAACCCATCAGCATCTCCACCGGTTTCACTTGGCCAGAGACCAACATCTATACTAGGAGTGCTTGCCTCTCCCTTGCTTAAACATTCCACCGCCACATCTTGGATTATTGTGCCAGCGGCAAATTCAAAGTTGGTCTTTTCTGGTGTGCCAGTGCTGTTGGTCGTATAAACCAATCGCACCCACTTGGGATTGTTTATGGCACACTCAAGGTTTCTTGACGCCGAAGGGTCTACGCTTCTGTTTGTTTTGATTTTATCTGCCATCGTAAGTCACCCCAAATTAAAAAATGAGGGACTTACTTTAAGTCCCTTATTTTGCCCTGTGTATTGAACCTTCTACAAATCAGTTCCCCAGAGGTTCTGAACATACCTTCAGTCCTAAGTCCATTGAGACCAAAGGTAGTCTCTGGTACAGAACTGTCAATACCAGCCTCGAAATACTGTGTGGGTTTTAGCACCTTGAACCCAAGCCTTGGTATGCCATATCCTTCGGGGTCACTGGTGTCAAGGAAATACATTCTGGATTTCCCATCCTTTTTAACATCCTTGGAAACAATCATGGGGTTTCCATAAAGTGAGTTGACCCCCAATCCAACACCCAATCCTCGCTGAGACTCAACACCGTTTATACCGAGTTTAACCTGGGTGTGCTCAAGGATATTATACCTAACCTGAGTGTCGTAGATACCCTTTATAGTCTGATCAGTATCCCACCCAGTCAGAATAAAGCTGGTTTCACCACCGGCCTCACCAATGGAAGCAATCATAACTCTTATGAGGGCATCAGTCAGGTCTCTATCGACATCACTGTTATGAAGGACCTGTGCATCATGAATGTTAGGTGCACTACCCCTGGTAAGACCATAGACATCCACATCAGTAGTTGCAGAAAGAATAGCCGACGCCTCTGCATAGCTAGAGCAAATTCTATCGAGAGACTGGAAACCTTTGGTCGCAACTGTATCTACATCATGCAGAAGTTGCTGGTTGATGTTCTCTCTATGTCTGGCAGAATACACAGGTTTTAAGTATTCCATGTTGCCAATGTGGTCGTCGTTGGACTGGCTTGCAAGGGCCTCCATGATTTCAGACACATCGAAGTTGGTAGCAATCTGTTTAGGGGTTGTACTAACTTCCATGAAGGTCTCTCTATGTGTAGCAGGCAGGGTCCCAGTCTGACCTATGAAACCTCTCTGAGTTTCTGGATCGCCAGTAGTTTGTGTATAACCCCTGGCGCTATGCACACGCCAACCAGATGTGACCCATGGATATTTGGGTAACACAGAAAAGGCATTAGCCTCAAGGTTGAGCTGTGTCCATGCCATTCTGCCGAATACGGCATTATAAATTCCAGCGACATCAGTGTTGTACTGCGCATCCTTCTGTAACCATGGCATACTTGCGTCGCCTAGTTGTGCCAACAGTTCGGGATGTCTGTAATACAGATTCTCGAACTGCGCCATAGTAGTTAAGTAACCTCTAGCACCCATTTTAAGCACCACCTATTCCCATACCGAGAATTTCCTGTAACTGAGCCTCTTTGCGAAGCCTAATTCTATCCTCGGCCTGTTTTATGGTATCCCACCCAACAGTCATTTGACCAATGTGGGCACACTCTTTCATGTTCTTTTCAAGTTCGTCCATGATTTTCAGAAACTCGTTGTCTTCCTGATTAGCTGTCGCCATTGGCGCAATTGGTGACTGTATCTCAGCCTCACCAACATCGGGCTGTTCAGGAGTGCCCTTCACAAGATTGGACTCATCAACCTCTTCAGGGACAGGGGGAGCTTCAACTTTAGGTTCCTCGACCACAGTGGTTTGGGCCTTCTGAAACTCGACCAGCGCATCCTTGACAGCCTTGGAAGTTAAATCCTTGACTTCCTCCTCGCTGAAACCCATATTTTCATCCTCCTCTTTCTCATTTTTCATGAGTTTGGCTTTCTTATCTTCGTCATTGGGAAGCTTTATGTCTGTGCCAGGCTTCCCATCTGTCCTGAGACGGGGTTCTGGGACCCCACCTTTAGCATTTCCACCTTCATCGTTGACACCCACTTCGGCACCAGGGTTTAAGTCCCCAGATGGTTTTTTGACTTTACCATCCATGCCAGCATCCTCGTGATGGGCCTTCTCTAAAATTTTGTTTAGCTCATCAGAGAGGGTATCAATATTCTTCTTTATTGATTCTATTTCTTCTACATCCATGTTCTCACCTTCACCCGGTCTTCCTGATAAAAGGCTCCTTATTTGTGTCAGTTGCGCATTTATGTTCTTAATTTGCGCATACATTTTCTGTTCCGACTCATCAGAATTATCACCTTCAGTTGGTTGTTCTACCGGTGGTTCGATGATTTCTTCATCTGGTTCAATGTCATCTATTGGTTCATCTTCTGTGGATTCTTCAACTTCACCCCCCTCGTCGGTAGGTTCTTCTGTTTCATCCACTTCGGGTTCATCACCCTCATCGCTGACATCTCCGTTTTCGTCATTGTTTGTCTCTGCTTCTAAATCGTCCGCTTCACCCTCTTCTGTTTCTGATTCATCTATTGAAGATTCTGGTTCGGTCGGCTTTTCGTCTTTTGGCTCAGCAGAATCCTCAATTTCATCTTCACCATCAACATCAGGGGTTTCTACTTTCTCATCGCCATCTTCGTCGTCAGTGATTTTGTCAACCTTGGCTTTAATTTCTTTGAGTTCGGCAAGGATTTCATCTTCCTTGTCCATGTTTTTGTCCTCCATTTCCGCTTTGGCTAATTCATTAAATTCAACTATAGTCGCATAGGGATTTGCTGGAGGTGCTTTCCTGTCTGTTAGGGAAAACTCCCACAGTTCTATCTTATTGAAGACCTCACCACAGACATCATCTTCACAGCCGGTTGTCTTTTCTATGCCCCGCCCACCCAAGGACACTCCGTTGATGTAGCCCCGTTTGATGTCCTCCCAAGCCTCGTGGTCGATGGTGAAGTCTTTGTTTATCCGCCCTGTTAACACAATTGCTGGTTTTTTTACTATTTTACCATCTTTCATGATGGGAATGTCCTGTCGTTCCCAATCTATGATATTACCTACTGGACGATTTTTGTGGCCACGGAGTAACACCCCGCCACGCTTTATCATGATGGGCATTACTTTTTCGAGGGCCTCTATGGTTATTTTCTGGTTTTGTTTGTCGAAACATTCCACCGAGCCAATTGCTTTAAAGATTCTTTCGTTTTCATCTAAATTGTCGGCGTCAATGGAAGCCTTCAGCAATTGAACATAAGCGGCTTTTTTGCTCATCAATAAATATATGGAGTGAAACCTTTATATACTTTTATCCGTTTTTAGTGTTTTTTGATAATTTTCATCAAATTTTGTAATATTTAAATTACGGAATTATTACTCGTAGTGGTTCCCATATTAGGTGGATGTTCTTTTCTTTCTTCTTCTTTTTATTTATTTTTCTTCTTCTTTCTTTTAATACTTATTAGTAGTACTCACATATTAATTACTTATTAGAAAGACTTATCATATTAATACTTACTTGAAATACTTTTAAATCTTATCCTATTAGAAATACTATCACCATTAATATTATTATTACTCACTTGAAAGACTAATTAATAAAACATGTTATTATTGCACTTCTTAGTTACTTATTAGATCATGTTTTTATTATTAAGAGTTAAATATTAAATATGCACGGTTATTAGTATTTCTAATAAGTATTAACTGACATACTCCCACCCTAAAGGTGTGGGGGTTCTGGGGTCTCCAGCATCCATGGAGTTGCCCCATCAAGGGTGCCAGCACTCCTTTCCATGATATCCCTGTCTACCATGGATTGACCTATGCTTTCAGGACGAATGCTTATGTTGAATGCAGCATTTACATCCGCATGATCAACATGCCCACAATGTGGACATTCAAATATTTTTTGAGAACGATTGCCCATGAGTCCACACCTACTGCAAGTTTGAGATGTATATTCTGGAGCAACATAGACAACAGGTACTCCAAGCAGCTTGGCCTTGTATTCAATAAATTTTTGAAGCTGATAGAAAGACCAACTGTTCAAGGAGTATCTAAATGACTTTCTTGTTTTTGCTCGCTTGATGTTTTTTAGTTTTTCTAACTTAATTCCGTTTCTGGTTTCTTTGGCGTATTTGACTATATTTTTGCTAATTTTATGGTTCAAGTCTTTAATAATTCTGCTTTCCTTATTTTTGATTTGTTTTAGTTTTTTATGTTTTTTTGATTTTTGTAGTTTTCTTCGAATGTTTTTGTATTTATTATGTATATGATTTACTTTTTTGCCCATTTTGAGAACTTTGCCATTGTCGGGATTAGCAAGGACAGCACAATGTCCGGTTGTATTTAAATCAACACCCATCCACTTATTGGTTTTATATTCAGGTGCTTCTGGTATAGTTACACTAATAAATACAAAATCTTTGTTTATTTCTATTTGGTTGATTTTTTCAAAATCTTTTGGGAAATTATATTCAAACTCAAATTTAAGACTTGGTATTTTGATTGTTTTTCTTGTTTTATCAACTTTAATTCCTTGATTTGGAATTATTAGGTTTACTCTCTTAACTTGTTTGATTTGTTTATTTCTTCCATATTTTCTGAGAATTTGATTAGCAATAACAGCTTTAAGCCCAATATGCTTGACATTTTTGGTGCTTAATGATTTATAATCTAATTTATGTTCAACAGCATAATTTGCTATTTTCTTTGCTTTATTTAATTCAGAAGAAAAATCTTTATTATGCTTAATTTTATATGTCAAAATCATTTTCCTTTTTGTTCCTCTATATACTTCATTACAACTTCAAGAGTTACAGCCCCAACCGAAGATATGAATTTTGAATGAGTCCAAAGAGTGGGCAATCTACTTCTTAATTCTGGAAATTCTTTCCTGAGAACATGAGATGTGTATCCTTTAATTTTATTAACTACTCTGAAAACACCAATTTTAGGATTTACATCTAATAATAGATGAACATGGTCCGGTAGAATTTTTAAATCGAACACTTTATATCCATATTCCATTTGTTTTTCAAAAATTAAATCTTCAAGTCTTTTTGCTATATTGTTTTTAAGAACAGGTCTTCTATACTTTGGACAAAATATAACATGATATTGACAACTATATACCAGATGGTTGTCTGATTTATATTGTTTAGTGGGGGTTTCTATTCTCATATATGTAAGATATGTTACGGTTCTATATAAATATTTCGGTCAAATGACAATTCATCACAACTTTAAAAAGTGTGTGCTTTCTTGTGATATCTGTAGTAAGTGTGCCACGTCAATTTTCCAAAAAAGTTTGCACATGTTAACTTTGTTGGGTGAGTGTGGTGATATAACATGAACTACATAGAAT